TGACGTTGCAACAGCCGTTGATCTCAACACTACCATTCTCAATGCTTATGAAAAGAAGGTAAGAGACGTTGCAGACATCAACGATATTCTATTCGTGGGTGTCGACAAGGGAAAAGTGACTTATGAGGAATTCGCCTCGAGCCTCGGTACGATCATACCGACGGCGGCGGCCCTGGACGTCGAGCTTGAGTCTTTGATCTCTGCAATATCAGCAATGACCCTCGGGGGGATCAGCGCAGACAACGCCGTAACTTACTTGAACCAGGTGTTAGTTGGCATATTGAACCCGACAAAAGAGGCCCGGGAGGAAGCCGAGAAGTATGGAGTCGAGCTTTCGCAAACGGCGCTTGAAGCAAAAGGACTCTTGCCGTTCCTCGAAGAGCTGAAAGATAAGGTCGGAGACAATGGAGAGTCAATGGCAAAGATGTTCGGCAACGTAAGAGCCTTACGCTCCGTGTTATCCCTCACCGGCCCTCAGTTGGACGACTTCAATCGTATTATGGGAGAAATGGGAGAACGGGCGGGATCTACCGAAGACGCTTATTCAAAGATGGTAGATGCTACCGTCAATAAAGTCGAGACATTATCAAATACGTGGAAATCTATCGGCATTTTAATGTGGGAGAAAGTGAACCCGGCATTTCAAGATGTAATAGGAGTGCTTAACTCCCTGGGGCTCGGGATCAAGTCTCTTGTTGATGACTCCTACAAGCTTAGAGACATGTTCTCGGATCTCGACGAAGAAGCCGAAACCCTTGTTCTTTCAATTGATGACGTCGCTAAGAAGGTAGACAACGCTAATAGCGTCGTTCAATTATACGCAACCGAGCTCGACCGTGTTAACAGTGATGCAAGCGACTTTGGAACTTCCCTCGAAGCACTCACAGAACTCATTGATGAGCATAATTTTGCCGTTGAAACCGGCGAGGGTGATTATATCGCTCTCAGAGATTCGATCAACAAGCTCGTTGACGAAAACCCCGAGTTAATCGGCATGTACGAAGCGGAAGGCGACATGTTGAAGCTCAATATAGAGCTCATCAAAGCCGAGATAGACGCCCGTATTGCATTGATGGAAGTCAAGAAACTTGAATTAAAAGACGCGATGGACCAGCAAAACCTTGAAATAGATCTTCAGAAAGACAAGCTCAAGAAGTTAGGAACTGCCCTTGATGAAACGATAGCGAGAAAAGAACGGCTCGAACCTCTAAGGCAAGGACTTGCCGAGCTTTACGGGCAAATCGGGGATCTAAGACAGCGCGGGGTTTGGGGCGAAGAAGCCGAAAGGGAATCACAAAGGCTCCTCAAATTCATTGACGAATACGGGGCCGCCCTTCTCAAAGAGGGGGCCATCGGCTCTAAGGAACTAGACTATCTAAAGGAACGTCTAGCGCATGTTCAAGATCTCATTGGCGCCGCAAAGGAAGGTTCAATTTTGCCCGCTGATGTTCTGAATGTGATGAAGCAAATCTTCTCTATGCTCCCGGAAGAAATGCTCACAAACTTTGATAGTGAGCTGGCAAACCTCAACAAGACCATTGCCGAGAGCGAAACGGCCATAAGCAAGACGAAAGATGAGTTAGATCTCTTCACTAAGAAGGTAGACTCAGCCTCCGCCTCGATCAAGTACACCGATCTAGCAATTCAGGCGATAGAGAAGGTCAAAGACACAATAGGAACAGCCGATAGTTACTGGGATGACTGGTTCAATAAACAGAAGAACACTTTCAAAAGGCATATCGAATCATACAAGGCAATGAAGGACTCACAAAGCAAATACGATCAAGAGATAGCTCAACAATCTTTCAATAGCGCCGTTGGAACCCTAAAGAAAATCAGGCAATACGCCGTGAGCATGGGTAATGAGACAGCCGCGGAATGGGCCGCCGGGGAATTGAGGGCGCTCGAAACAATAGAAGCGAGTCATCAAGAAACCTATGATTCAATAATTGCCCGGAAGAAAGAACAGCTCGACAAGGATCTTGCCCTTCAAAAGCAACACCTTGACGAATTGAAGCGTGTTATTGGGGATTCTACCGACAAATACTTACTTCAGGAACTAGAGAGAGAAGCGCGGGAATACGAGAATCTTCTTAGAAGGGCCTTCGGTGAGACTGCCGACATGAGTTATCTTGAGCAATTGCAGGACTTCACCGGGAAGGCTCTCGATGAACTGATAAGCGATATTGAAGATGCAAGTCACAAGCTGGCGACCCTTAGGGAGCAGGAAGCCGAGGCCACTAAACGGCTCGTGAGAGCAATGCAATTCGGGGATCTCGACGAGCAAATATCCTTGATGAATCAGCTCTCTTCGATCTCAAAAGAGATTGCCTATTCTTCGACAATTGCAGTCGAGGCCTTCGACGCTTACGGCAAATCGGCACTCTGGACCGCTCGTGCGGATCTTCTCAAGGGTGATATTGACAAGGTGACGCAGGAATATGAGAACCTTCTCAAGGTCCTTGATGAACACACAAAAGCGGGAAGATACGAAGAAGCCACTAAGGCGGCTCAATCGATCAAGAGTCTTGCCCTGGCACAAGCAGAACACCTCATAGAGGCGGGCAAGGACGCTTCAGAATGGATCAATGTTTATGATGATATGGGAGAAGAAGTCAAGGCCCTCAGGGAGCTATTAGAGCCCCCGGATAAGACCTTCTTTGAGCAAGTGAGCAATGACCTTGCGGATCTGGAAAAGAGACGCGCCGTGATGAAACAGCTCTACGATGACGCGGCGCGGTTCGGAGAATCAGATCAGATAAAACTATTGATGAACTCCGTTAACGACCTTGAAGACGAGATCATAAGTATGCTCTATTCTTCCTTCAAGGAAGCGGGAGATTACAACATCTTTGAGCTTCTTATCGATAGATCAAAGGAATATGGCCGGACCACGGAAGCGGTCCTTGATTTGACAAGTAAGAGCTTGACCGACAACCTCGAATGGGAGAAAGAAAAGCTTGGCGAGATAGCGAAGATCGAAGAGGAAATCATTACCCTGACTCAAAAGGGATATTCAGCCGAAGCGGAAACGAAGCTGAGACGTTTGCAAGGCCTCTATCTTGAAATGGGCCTATATGCGGCGGGCATGGGAGATCTTCAGAACAAGTATTTCACGCGGTTTGAAGAGATCCAGAAGCAGCTTAACGTTGATCTCAAAGAGACGAGCTCTATCATGGGTGAATTCATGGAGAAGAAGGGCCAATACTTTGCGGTCATCAAGCAGGGTGGAGAAACAGCCGAAGAGGCCGGAAGAGCAATCGCAGGCTCGATCGCGAAGCTCTTTGAACAGGCCTACCTTGAATCGGTCGCGGCCGGTAAGGCGAACGATGCTTTCTGGAAAGGCTACGAATACTGGATCAAATTATCCCGGAAAGAGACGGACTTAACGACCGAGAGAATCCAGGATCTCAGAGAAGAACTCGAATCGATAGACAAGAGCCTTGAGGAAGCAGAAGGCAAAGGCCTCTGGGGAGTCGCCTCGAAGCTGGCGCAAGACAGGATCAATATACTTTCTTCGCTTTCAAAGCTGATGGATGGGTTCCTTGAAGATTATCAGGGCGCCATTGACAAGAAAGCCGAGATAGACAAGAAATTAGAGGCTACACCCGAAGAGCTCTTCGCGAAGAAGATAGCAGGCCTCGAAAAGGAACTCTCTACCGAGAAGGCCTTCAAGGAAAGGGCGAACGAAGAACTCATCGACCTTGAGCGGGAATTGAGGGAAGAGAGAGACCGTCAACTTGCCGAGGGAAGGACCGAAGAAGAGATCGAGGCCTCTCCCGAAGTAATCAGCGCCCAGGAGAAGATGAAAATACTTTCCGACACGCTCGAAGAATACGAGAGGAAGATCTTAAAACTAAACAAGGAACTTTGGGAGCTCACGGGTGAGACTGAATACATGAACGCGTGGATCGCCTCGGCACAATCGCTTGTCAAGACTAGCGAAACGGTTGAGTCGGCATGGGAGCGAATACGTCAAGAGCTCGACTTCATGATCCTTGACTCCGAGAGATTGAGCGGATCTTATCAAGCACAGTTTGAGGCGCTTCAAGAACTTTTGGGCGGGCCTCTCCCGAAGGCAGGGCGTGGAACCTATCTACAAGAACTATTGAATATCGATAAAGCCGAAGCGTTGCAGATCGCGAAGTATTACGACACCCTCGAGACGAAGGCCAAAGGCGAGATCGACAAGGCTATTGACGATCTGAACAAGGAACTTCAAAGGCAGTTTGAAGATACCCTCGATAGAACGAAGGAAGCAATCGATAGGATCTTGAGCTGGGATTATATGAGCTATGAGCAACGAATCAATTGGCTTAACGTCCTTCTCAATACCTTCAAAGGGAGCGAAGCCGAGAAGATAGCAGTTACTCAGATGGTAAATGAAGAGATAGCAAAGCTCGAAGATAAGGCCTTTGAGGAACGCAAGAGGAAGATTCAGGATCAAAGCGAGATGGAATCAGAGGCGAGAATTGAAGGGGCGAAAGATGCGATAGAAGGAATCGCGAAGAACGAGAAGCTTAGTATCCAGGAGAGGATCAACAGCCTCAGAAACCACCTCAAATATGCTCATCTCGAAGCAGATGAGAGGTTAGAGATAGAAGCGTTGACAAACGATAAAATCAAGGCCCTTCAGATGGAGCTTGACAAGGAATTGGAGAGGCGAGCTCAAGAGATCCCTCAAGCAGTGAATTACAAGACCCGGCTTGATCTTCTCGACCAGTATCACGAAGAGGCTCTTCTTGCGGTCGAAGACAACGAGACGGCAAAGCTAAAGATTGAAGAGAAGTATCAAGCACTATGGGAGAGCGCTAGAGAAGCCGAAATAGACAGAGTCAGGGGCCGTTTAGACGACGTTGTAGGGTTTGTGAAAGACATGACCGAAGGCCTCGGCGACATTCTCGAAGAGGGAGGCGAAGGCGCAGGCCTTAGATTCATTAACGCCTTCTTTGAGAACATGGAGGCTATCTCGGACAAGTATATTGAGAAATACGTCTTAAACTCCCTTCTTGATTCCGTGGCAGAGGCCACAACGAGGGTACAAGAAACCGAAGGCCTCGAATTCGGGCAAGCCCTTGCACAATCTGTAAGCGCCGCCGTCTCTGGGAACCTCCCGGAATTGTTTATAACAGCCCTGACGTTCAATCTCTCACAGATGAAAAAGCAGTGGGAGCTTGCATGGGAAGGACTCAAGAACATTCAAATAAAGTGGCTTCAAGATATGTTACTTGACCTCGAATGGTTCTTTGGAGGTAGCAAAGAAGCGATAGAGAACATGAAGCAGGATATAGAAGACGCTCTCATGAGGTCGGATTCAGTCGAGGCCTTTGGTGAAAACCTTGAGGCTACGATCAAAGACAGGATCAAGCAGGGGATCATTACTGCTTTCCTTGAGACCGCGGCAATGAAGGCGCTCTTCAAGAGAATTGCCGAAGCGATGAACGAAGCGATGAAAGACGAAGAGGTCACGTCAGAAGAGTGGGAAGCTATCAAAGTGATGATTCGACAAGCAGCCGAGCAGGCGAAGGACGTATTCAAGAACCTACCCGAAGACTTCTTCGATGACGTTCCAGAATTCAATAAGCCTTCAAACGCGATCAAGTCGATCACAGAGGAAACCGCTAACGTTCTCCTGGCAGTTGAACGAAGCTCTAATCTCTATCTCAAGGAAATGAACGAAAATCTTAGAGTCGTGAAGGGGATTCTTCAGGGATGGGACGGAAGAACTCCCACTAGAGATGTAGGGTACGAGGTCCAGCAGAATCTAAGATCTCACGGTCTTTGACATGACTAAATTAAGTTATGACTTTATTTAATGAAGGTGATAAACGTGACTATAAGCGAGATTGCAAGAGCACACAGAGTAAGGCCTCAGCTCGTTTACACAATTGTAAGGGATTTTGAGTCTCTGGGGCGCTTGCGGGTAGATAGAGCTGGTCGCACTCTCTTGCTTGATGAATCGGCAATACAGACGATCAAGAAGGAATTGGAGAGGCGAGGCTACACGGAAAAGTAACAATGTACTTCGCCGGGTCGCCTCATGATCTCAAGAGTTATCTCAAGTATTTGAAGCGAACCAAAGGGGTAAGGGTGAGAAGGATCGAGGCGAGGGGCCCGGGTAGTTACTGGCTTGATACGGGAGGGTTCGACATGAAGGATGTTCAGAAGAACGACCAGGAGATTATCCGAATAGCACGAAGAAACTACAAGGGGAAGGAATTTATCGATGTTCGGATGTTCTATCTTGACGCATCGGGTGAGTGGAAGCCCTCACCTAAGGGAGTTACCTTCAAACCCGATCAAATAGATGATGTACTGAAGGGATTGCAAGAGCTCAAAACTTCTTGATTGTAGGGAGGTAAGCAAATGGCGATTAACAAGCTTGAACGAACCATAAAGCAGTTTGAAGAGACGATCATCAGGAGTCGGGGGAAGGTACTTCAACTTGAGGGAGCCGATCCAACCGACGTTGAGGCCTTCAATGCGTTGCTTTCAGAAAGGCAATTTCTTGAAGGACTCGAGGCGAAGCTACTTCAAACCAAGAAGGAACTCGAAAAAGAACGGGAAGAACTAAGGAAGCTTAACGCTTCTTATGAAAGCCTCGCAAAGGTTCTTCAAAAGAAATTTGAAGAGAAGGCGCAGCCGTTTATTGACAGGCTCGCGGACTATCTCGAAGGGGATCTTCGAGAGGAATTCATCAAGATTTATGAAGAGTTACAAGCTCTCGACTCGGAAGCAAGCCGCGCTTACAACGAGCGGGAAATGATCAAGGGAGGCTCGGGGTTTGGCTTGCCTTTGTTGGCAGGTTTTAATCAATTTACTTTCAACACTCGAGTCGCAAAGCTTCTTGATTCGTGGGAATACAATACCCGAAACGAAATGATAAAGCGAAGCAAAGGCGCAATGGAGGCGATGAAGAAATGAGTTTAGATGACATTAGCAAGAATCTTGATAAGGCGCAAAGAATCAAGGCGGCACTAACGACACTAAAGAATGAGTTAGTCAATTCTTATGATAGCTTCAAAGGAACGGAACTTGAGGACCCGATCGGTGAATTGATGGTTCACTCGATCAATTACCTCAAGGTACTTCCCGGAGAAGGCGCAACACCGGCAACACCGAACGATCAATCACCTACCGAAGAACCCGAACAAGCATCAAGTCGCGGGGCCCGCCTCGGAAAAGCGCAGCGCGAAATTGCCGAAACAGTTAAGAAGGGCGCGGCGCATTACTTCGGTGAGCAGGAAAAGAAAAGCGACTGGTGAGCAAATTTGCTCTATTCTCTACCCTCCTAACGCGTTAGTGAGTACCGAAGCCGCCGGACTCCCGTAAATTCCGGCGGCCATTATTGGAGGTAATGACTATGAGAAAGCTTGATAAGCTGACGAAGGACGTTGAAGAGATGAAGCCAAAAGACAAGTTTCGTCTCTCTTTCGATCATCTCTCTGATGAAGAGCTTGAAAAGGAACTGGAAAACTTAACAAGATTCCATTATGAAAGCGAGCTCTTCGATCATCTCGACTGGACCGACGAAGAGATCTATAGAAAGATGGATGATGACCTGGTCGCAATTTACGAAGAGGAAGCCCACACTGAAAAGGAAGTAAGAGAGTTTAGGGAATCTTTGAAAAGTGACTGGTCCAGGAGACCGAAAAAGAGCGAATATGCCGAGACAATCAAGCGGCACAAAGAATACGAGAAGTATTTCAAAGAAAAAATGGAGCGGGATAACCCAGGAGCGACTATCAAATGCCGAGAAAAATGACAATCAACAGCCTTTTGGCGAAGCTTCAGACACAGATAACGGAGATCTCAAAACTGAAACCGGAAGAAGCCGATCCCGAGATCTACAAGAGAACCCTCGAGAGAGCCCGAGCCCTTGCTTATGTTTCTCAAGTCGCCTCTTCGATCATTGAGAAGCACGAGCTTGAAAAGAGAGTCGACGAGCTCGCAGCCGAGATCGAATCTTTGAAGAGAGGGAAGAGCTCTTAGGATCGTTCAGGTTGAAAGAAAACTGGTTTACATACATAACCCATCCAAAAAATAACTCTCACTCGAATTTGGCCTATCCACGCCCCGATCTGGGGCGTTTCTCTTTGAGATAGAATAGAACGTTTGCAAAACATTTCGATAACAGAAGGCAAATAGGTGTCAGAATTGACACCCATTATCACGGGGCGTATCACAGGTGATACGGGTATCCTTTACAAGCTTTACATGCCTTGCCAAACCGAGTAATGCGTTACATAACGTTACACGGCGTAACAGCTTAGCGATTCCATCTCAAGCCATTGATAGCGGCAAAGGCGAAAGAGAATTTAACTTTATCACCGGGTCGCGGCAAAAAAAGGTTCGCAGAATTCTGCTAACCTTATTGAAACTCGCAAAGAGTTATCAAAGCTCGCTGGAGTCTCACTTCTTGAAGATCGAACCAAAAGCAGCCTTCAAGTGATACCAGAAGCCGCCGTCTTCTCTCTCTTGCTTCTCGATCTTCTCTGATAGCCTTAGAATATCGTGGCGCAGTTTCGACAATTGATCTACACTCTCGGGAAGAGCCGGCACGTTCTGAAGCTTCGATAATTCGACTTGCAAGAGCTGAGAGATCCCGGCAAGACTATTAGTTAAATCGTTGAGTCGCCTTTCAATATCATCAAGCTTATTCTTCTCTTCGAGATCGCCTCCCTTCAATCTCTCGATAGCCTCTTTCAACGGTACGCCGTCGCTCGACAACCTCGCAAGTCTCGCAATCAATGAAGCGGCTTCATCCGGGAACACTCTCGCGCCCTCTTCGATCTTCGACTTGAAGAAACCCGCCTCTTCGAGAAGTACAAGATACTTCCTTGTGGAAGAGTAGGGTAGACCCGTTTTCTTAGAGATCTCATTGATATTCACTCAAATAACCCCCTTGCTTGTAGTTTTGGACGTGTTGACTCTCTGAAAACCCTTTTGATATGATCTCTCGAGACAGCGAAAACCCGAAAGCCTTTATCATCCGGTGATACTATGCGTGATAGCATATGAACACTAAAGGAATTGTATTATTGCTATGAGGATCTTGATAATGGTAGTCACAGATGATGATACTTGCAGATCCGACCTTCAAAGACCAAACGCTTATTGTATTTCGTTGTGTATGATTATGATTATAGACCAACACAGAGACCATAGCAAAGGATACTTAGCACAGTCTCTCAGTGATAATCTCAATGAACCCCTCTAACAATGCAATTTCTACCCTATAAAATGATGGTACGACCAAAAAACTTGCGTCTCAGGGCATCCTAAGCAGAATCGTTTATAATGTTCTTGAATAGCAGAACACAATGCGTGTTTATAAAGCCACAATATAATTAACAGAAAGTATCCGGAACACTTGACATTGCATGATCGAATCTGATAATATATGTTCATGGAGGTGATAAGATGAACGAGTTTCTTGAGTGGCTTCGAGTTATGAAGAAAAGAACGCCCGGTACACTTGCTCAATATCGTTGCCTTCTTCGGGAATTCTCGAAGTTTGAGCCCGTATCCCGGGCAAGCTTCTCGAGATATGCAGAGAAGATCTCTAAGAACGCCCCGAAGACTCAAAAGAATAAACTTACCGTGGTTAAGGAATACCTGAACTGGAAAGCTGACAGAGGGAAGATACCGGCGGGGGATCGTTACTGGAATCAAGCCGACTCTCCACGTTGCAAGAGGTTGCCAAAGGCCATTGAAATTACAGAGGTCCAGAAGATCATAAAGGTGATTGATAATCCCTACTGGAAAGCCTTCTTTTCCTTCATGGCGAACACCGGCGCAAGGATCTCCGAGGTCCTGACGTTCGAGCCCGAGAAACAGGCCTCTTTCTCTGGCGAACTCGCGATGATTAGTTTCATTGGAAAGGGCAACAAGGAAAGAACGCTTCGAGTCTCCCGGGCGGTCCTGGATAATGCGATCGAGGCCGGAGTGTTCAAGAGAAGGGTAACAATTGCAGGCGCAGGCCTCGCCTTGAAGAGGTACGCGAAGAAAGCAGGTGTTACAAAGCATGTTACCCCGCATATCCTGAGACATACTTTCGCCGTTACTCAGATCACCAACGGGATGCCTATCAATCAGCTTCAAGCGATCTTAGGTCATTCTTCGGTGGCAACGACGGGAGTTTATCTCGAAGTATTAGCGGACCGGGTCACGGTTCCGACATTGGTATAAGGGAGGTAATGAAGATGAGAGGAAAGGAAGGGAAAGGACTAGAAATTGGGGAAAGGTTGACAAAACTTGATAAGAGGATGGCGGGAATCGGGAAAGAGTGGGCAATCGTTGATGGGTATCTCAAAGAGCTTTACGAACGGTCAAAGAAAGCGGAAGAGATTTTTACTCTCTTCGATATTAAGCAGGGGCTCTCTGAAGGTGTAGATGACATCAGCGCAAAAGATTTCCGGGTTATCGTCCAGGCCAACAACGACATTTTAGAAGCCGATAACAAAGCAAGAGAAGCAATGACGGAAATGATCGCAGATTACAGCGAAGCAATGAAAACGGCAATGGAGATAATCGGAAGCCTTCTGGCCGGATATGAAGAAGCAGTCGCTTGTAGTAAGACGTTGTCCCGGTTGACCCCGGCACTAGACAAACAAATCAAACATGGCGCAAATCCCGAGGCCGAAGGGAGCAAAAAGAAGTGACGGCGCAGGAAAAACGAATCATCTTATCAGTTTGCGAGACCATCAGGAAGAAGCCCGAGAGTCTTGAGGAGCAAGTGGGGAGGCTCGAAAAACTAGCAGTTCAAAGCCGCCCTTTCTCACAAAGCAAGCCGCCCCCGCTTGATAAAGATTGGGACATTGTTGTTAAGGCCCTCTTTGACATTGCCAAGCGAGCGGATCGACTTCGAGGAAATTTGCACAAAGTCTTTTTGCCCGGGGAGCCCGAGCTTGTTCTCAGCGGACCGGTTCAGAAGGTTCAAGGCTTTCTTAGTTACTTGATGGAGTTTGTACCAGATGAAGACCAATAAGGAGGTAATGAAGAATGGAACAGCAAGTGCGAAGAGCAATTGAGGTTTCGGAAAATGGTGACAAGGTATTTTACCTGTCAAATGGCTTTATGTATTCATTGAAGGAGATTGACAAGCACGAAAAGAAAGGCGTGCCTTTTGGCGATTTGATGTACAAGTCAATTGAAGCGGCAACCGCCATACTTTTTGAGCAAGCACAGAAAAAAGGCTTTGAGCCAATTGAAAACGAGCCAATCGAAGTAATTTCTTCCTTGACCCCCGATTTTGGATACACAACCATAGTAAGAGGGGCTTTTACAATCCCTTCAATGGATCTTCAAGTGATATACGAAGGTTGAAAACACAACGGCCAAAAGGCCACAAAGGAGGTAATGAGCATGAGTAAGGAAGAGCACACGGAAGTGTTGAATCAGGTTATCACGAAAATCGGGGTAATTGAGGATCTGCTTTTCCTCTATGACACCGAAAAGCCGATATTTGACGGAAACGAAGATCCCGAAGAGGTAAGGTACTTCATGAAGAATTACCGCGTTTGCTTTGAAGCGGCCCTCGAAGCAGCCGAAGCCGCAAGAAAGCAGCTTGAGGCCCTTTATAGGGAGGGATCGGGGGCATGAGCATTTTGGATCAGCTTAACGAAGAAGAGAAGAAGGAATTTGAAGCCTATTTGAAGGAAGAAGGCGCGAACATCGAAGACTTCAAGATCTTTACTTACAGCGACGGCCAGAGATGGATCGGTTATCGCAGCAAGCTAGCAAAAGCGTTTACGGAAGACGGCTTCTTTTTCGTGATGAAGATCTCCAACGGTGCGCCATGTGAGGGAGCTCCCGAACCTAAGAACGGCCTCAGACCGTGGGGGTATTTAGAGAATGAGAAAGGGCAAGAAACTTGTCTCATGATCGATCGCGAGGGTAAGATCAGCGCATGGCTTCTTATCAAAAGAGAGCCGCTAAGTGCGGATACACTCAACGGCTCGGGTGAAACCGATGTTAGTTAACACTCTAATTTTATCATGGGGCCCCTCTTGAAGGGGCCCTCTTCGGGAGTGATTATCGATGAAACAGGAGAAGCGCAAGGAAGATCTGTATTTCGTGACCGACCGGTCCGGCAATAAGATAGGAAAGCTCATCTTTGAAGAACAAGAGAAGGAAGAACCGAAAAAGGAATCAGAGGAAATGCTCACCAGAAAACAGGTTATGGAGCTCTTGAAGATTTCTTATCCCACAATAGTAAGATGGGATCGGAAAGGTGTTTTAGATCCGGTCGTGTTTCCTGGAACTAAGAAGGTCCTATATCGAAAATCCGACATTGACAGGCTCATGAGAGAGAGGGGGGCATGATGCGTTATGAGTGAGAAGAAAGAGACCGCCCCGAACGGCGGCCCCATAAGTGAATCATCACAAACAAATTTTAGCACGTCAAGCGTCTTACTTGACAAGATTCGTTCTTCTCTGTCTCAAGTCAAGGCGGTATCGGGCGGGTTTACTGCAATATGCCCCTTTCACGACGACCACAAGCCCTCACTTATGGTGTTTGAAAATGGAGGCTTCTATTGCCGTTCTTGCAAGGAACGCGGTAATCATTTCCGGCTTGCCGAAAAATTAGGCATTGAGACAGAGATCGAGAAGGCCAAAAAAAAGTCGCTAGGTTCGTTCAGGGCGTATCTAAGTAAGCGATTAGGGGTAGAACCCTCCGAAGTCGAAAAAGTCGCGTCTCAGCTCAATATAAGGGCAAAAAACGGAAAGTTATCATTTATGATAGCGATGCCCCCGAGTCGGTTTATCGGTTACGCGACTCATAGCCCAGGCAAAGATCCAAAGTATCTAGCACCCAGCAAAGAATATCTTCAAAAGTGGGCCGGGATTGACACCTTGAAAGGTGTTCTCTTCGGATTCGATCTCGCATTAAATTCATTTGCCGTGAATTCTGAAGCCGAGAAAACACCGAGCATAAAAAGCAACCTGTTTCTTGTCGAGGGATATTTTGACGCTTTGGGCTGTTTGGCCCACCGCATACCGGCCGCCGCAATTATGGGAGCTCCGAACGACTCAGAAGAAGCGATCCGAAAGGTTTATAAGAACCTTTTTGAGGCCGGGATCTCACACGTTGTGTTGTGCTTCGATAATGACGATATGGGGCGCAAGTACACCCTCGATTACATGAAATACTTCTCTTCAAGGCCCGAGATACTAACCGATGTAATCTTGCTCGATGACTACAAGGACATAAACGACGGCCTACAAGCAGAAGGGAAGGACTACTTCACAAAACTAGAACTTTATTCACCGATGGAGGCCTTCATTGAACTTGAGGCCATTGAAAAAGAGATCGAGAAGGGCGAGGTTGAAAGGCATATCGCACTTATGAAGGTTGCCCGCTTCTTCTCGGAAATGAACGCCGTTCATAGAGAGCGCGCAAATGTGAATTTCGTGATCGAACGCCTCGGGATCTCCGAGAACGAATGGAATACCCTATTTGAAGAGCTCCCGCTCGAGAAAGACAAAGAGAGGATCAGGAACGATCTTGCGAGAGAAGGAAGAATCTTTCTTGAAAACATAGAAAGTGATCCCGTCGGAGCTTTCCAGAGATTGAAGGACCGGGGGGAATTGTCAGTAAGAAGCCTTGAGAAGAGGCGACCGATAAGCGTTGCGGAAGAACTAACCGCGATTTTAGAAGAGATCCGGCACGAAGGCGACGGCCATAAGCTTCACGATGCGCCAGGACTCGATAAGATCATCATACAGCCCGTGGATCTTGTCACGATCGCGGCGGGTACGAGTGTAGGCAAAACGACGTTTGCCTTGAACATTGCCGATTACTTTCTCAAAGACAATAAGCGGGTTCTTTTCGTCTCTTATGAGATCACCAGAGGAAGGCTCTTCGCTCACTTGCTCGCATTGAGGGCAAATCAAGACAAGAAAGGGGTTTTTCGCAACCTCAAGAAAGGATCAACCACACTAGAGATCTCTCCCGATTATGAGAACCTGTCAATTATTGCCGATCCGGCCTTCACGGTTGAGGAACTGGCGCGCCTTGTCGGCAAGTATCAAGCGCAATCGCCCCTTGATCTGATAATCGTTGACTACGATCAACTAGCACAGACAGAGGGCCGCTTCGATAACGAAGAACGCCGGGTTAGCTTCATCTCCCAGACCCTCAAAGGTATTACGCTAGATTATGGCGTTCCCGTGGTCCTTCTCTCTCAGATCTCTAAAGAAGGGTTCCTTCGCTTCTCGAGACAAAAAGAGTTTGATTCTTCGATCGTTCTAAAGCTCGAACCTCCAAAGGGCGAAAAGGGCAAGGAAATGACCGATGACGAGCTCAAGGCGTATTACGAGAAGGCACAAAGAAAAGTTGTTGTCTGGATCGAGAAATATCGAGACGGGCAAGCTAAGAAAGGATACGAGATTACCATTGACTTTGAGACGGGGAAAATCGTAAACAAACGCAAAAACGAAGAATATGATCTCAGAATCAAAGGGGGCAATCCAAATGTTGAATGAAGTCATTAAGGACCTGAAAGAGGGCAACAACATAATTATGGAGTCGGACCGGGCGGCTATTGCCCTCAGCCACGGAGCGGCTTTTGTGTTTTCTGCACAAGATCTATATACAGTCACAAGCCCGAATTCTGGCGATAGCGAGATTTTCAACCTTTTCACTTCTTCAATTAGCAAGAGCTCGACTCGGGAGATCCTGTCCATGATTCGACCGATGAGTAAGGCTTACCCCTACGACAAGATAGAAACAGAACTAAAGGCCGCAATTATCAAAAGAGGGGCCTCGAAGATATTCAATCAATTAAGAATCAACGACATAGATGAGGCTATCTCTATCGGAGCTCATCTCGAGAACTTCACAGGCAAAGGGATCGAAACGCCCAACATTAACGTTAAGATGATCTCGGCTTTCGTTGGGAACCGAGAACGGCGTTATTATGATCCTTCTGATGAGCTTTTGGCTTCCTTGAAGAAACAAAGTCCGATATTCAAATTGAGGGAGTTTACCGTAAGAGAAGCTCTTGATATGGAGAAGGATCTCGTTAAAAATCCAACTAATGGCTTTGAGACAATGCTTTTGTTCTGGTTTGAATTAGAGCCCCCTTACAAAGTACCACAACTGTTATATGAGAAAGTAGATGAACACAATCGCCCGGAATTATGGTCGAGTTTGCCGTTTTTTGGGAGTGGATCTCTCGAACTTGAGAGCCGATCACTTGAGGCCGAAAGAAGATTTACAACAATATATGATCATATTGCCGTATTCGATGTGTTGGCAAGGCTCCAAAGAGTCGTTAAAAACGATACATTCTGGGTAATGAAGGGAAAAGCGACAAAGGAAGTTGAGAGCGAGGCGAAAAGACAGGGATTTTATCTCATCGAAGAGGATTTGATAAAAGATTTCACAGGAACTACGGACCCAGACAAGATTAAGAGAATAAAACACGCAATTTTGGTATCTCCAAACACTTATTGGATTGTGAGAGCAAGAAACAACTCTAACGGGAGTCTTCAAACCGTTAAAATTCCCGTTTCCCATGCGTTGGAAATACTCGAAAATCAGCAAAAAGGAGTTAAGGGATTCGATCGGGTAGTAGAATTTCGGCTTAATGATAGGCTCTTCAAAGTAGAAGGCGCAAATACAACCAACACAGAAGCACGCAATTATTCCCGGCTTCTTTCTTTGCCGCCTCAATGCGTTCTTCCAGCGGCCCGGCTTTTTGGAAACTTGATGAGTTACAACCATTGGGCCGATGGGGCTAGAAGCGCCTTTTTGAGTGTCGAAACGGCCATAAGTGCTTTGGGAGTTAAATCTCTTCTTTCGGGGGATCAGAAACAAAAAGGGCGAGCCGTTCGCTGGGTAGAAACCTACCTAGATCATCTCAAAGAAGTTGGCAACATTGAAGCCTGGAAGAGACAGGAAAACGGAGCGTATTTTATCCAAATAGGAATATAGTTACCTAAGTCTTGTGCCGGAAGCAACAACTGGCTATTAAAGGGCGTTGCGGTTTGTCTGTTTTCTATAACCTTCATTAAAAGCTATTTTGCGGTTCCGGCACGCAAATTAGGCAAATGGGGGTCTAACTGGCACGCAAATTAGGTTAACTGGCACGCAAATTAGGTAAGCAATCGTCATCGGGCTCATGAATGGCGATTTACCGACGAAAAAAATGGCCTATATAATTGTTCTTATATAAGGGTCTCTATATAAGAGAGACCCTTATATATTAGCGCGCGGCTTTTTGAAGTGAGCCGCGCTTATTCTTTCCCTCTTGAAACAGGTGTAATTGCAGTAACTCATGTAATTCGAGTAAGTGAAGTAATGATACCTCTCCTGGAAGGGTCGAATAACTCGAGAAAATCGAACCGAAAGCTTGGCGGGGCAAAGATAGCAGGTTAGACCCCCCCTACCCCTTCATCGTCGTAATCATCGACTGGTTCTTGCTTCTGGAATTGAACAGGTGAGGGGATTACATTGGAAGGTTCGGGGGAGGGGTCTGATAAGTTCTGACATTTGTCATTTCTTATATTCTGGTTTACAGCCGATTGTGAAACCCCTATCTCTTCCGCAATCTCCCTCTGTGTCTTGCCTTGGTCTCTGAGTTCATAAATCTTCTGAACCTCTTCTTGTGAAAGTCTCTTCTGTTTCATGGCGTCGGGCTTCCATCTGTAAATCGTTTACAGATAGATCTTGCCAAGTTGGCAAGATAGGTCATTTCAGAAAACTCAGT